TGAGTGTTCATGATATCCAACAGTGGTATGTGGATAATCCTGAATGGCAGAGAGATTGGTCTGAAGGTTGTGCTGCTGCCGCTGAGCTTGGTGAGTGGAAGGACAAACTGATCAAATCTAAACCAGGATGGAATGAAGTCCTAGAACGCGCATCAAAAGCACCAAAGTCAACAGTCAAGAAGATTTAACTTATGGCAAGCAGAAAGAGAAGAACTGAGTTTCAACCAATCGGTGTTGGTATGACTACTAAACAAATGAAAAGGAAGAAACCAGTTAATTTAGATTTTTTACTTGAGATTGATCCTTTAACTGATAATCAAACAAGATTGTTTGATTCTTATGATCAAGAAAAAAATATTGTTGCATACGGTGCGGCGGGCACAGGTAAAACATTTATCACTTTATATAATGCATTAAAAGATGTTTTATCAGAGAACACTCCTTTTGAAAAAATTTATATCGTCAGATCTCTTGTTGCTACCAGAGAAATTGGGTTCCTCCCTGGAACACACGAAGACAAAGCAGATATCTATCAAATTCCATATAAGAACATGGTTAAATACATGTTCCAAATGGCAACAGACGCTGAGTTTGAGATGTTGTATGGTAATCTTAAAACTCAAGGGACAATTAGTTTTTGGTCTACATCATTCCTAAGAGGAACTACTTTAGATAGAGCAATTATTATCGTAGATGAATTCCAAAACTTGAACTTTCATGAACTTGATAGTATAATTACAAGAGCTGGTGAGAATACCAAGATTTGTTTCTGTGGTGATGCAACTCAATCAGATTTGCAAAAAACTAATGAGAGAAATGGTATCATCGACTTTATGAAAATTCTTAGAGTCATGCCATCGTTTGATATTATTGAGTTTGGTCTTGATGATATTGTTCGTTCTGGTCTCTGCAAGGAATACTTAATTGCAAAACATGAATTAGGATTTTGATGTTTACTCACGTTGATTTGAATCTCCCTCAACTCAAGAGGGAGACTATAGATGGTGTTCGATATTATCTTGTCCCTGATGTAAATGAACTACTCAAATTAGTTTCTATTACATCAGTTACTAGTCACAAAAATCGTCAGTTTTTTGCAAACTGGCGTAAAAGGATTGGTGAAGCAGAAGCAGATAAAATTACACGACAAGCAACAAGTCGTGGCACTGATATGCACACTCTTGTTGAATATCATCTTAAGAATGAAGAACTTCCTAAAGTTCAACCTTTGTCAGATTTCTTGTTTAAAATTGCACTGCCAGATTTAAAAAGAATAAATAATATTCATGCACTTGAAGGTTCAATGTATAGTAAGGTTCTAGGAATCGCTGGAACCGTAGACTGTATTGCTGAATTTGATGGAGAACTTGCTATCATTGATTTCAAAACATCAAAAAAACCTAAACCAGTAGAGTGGATTGAACATTATTTTGTACAGTGTATGGCATATGGATGTATGCTGTATGAACTAACAGGATTACAAGTAAAAAAACTTGTCATTATTATGGCATGTGAAAATGGAGAATGCGTTGTTTATGAAGAGTATGACAAATCAAAATACATTAAACTACTCATGGAATACACTAGAGAGTTTCTTAACTACAAATTGGAAAGCTATGCCAGTTAAACTAGAAGACGAGTTTGAGAGGGTATTAGAAAAGAAGTTTTTTTGCCCGACAAAATTTGCTCAAGAGATTGAGGTTCTAGTTAAAAATAACAAAGATATGAATTACATCGATGCCATCATTCACTTCTGCGAAAAAAATAGTATCGATTTAGAATCCGTTCCGAAACTTATATCAAAACCATTGAAGGAGAAGATTAAGTATGATGCAATGGAATTAAACTTCTTAAAAAGGACTTCCAGAGCGAAATTGGTTTTTTAATTACGAAAAAGTCGGAAAAATTATCGCGGGGAAAATTCTGAAAAACCCCCCTTCCAAAATTATGACCCCGTTTGATGTATATAAAACATATCTTGCGTTAAAAAATCATTTTACAAAAGATAATTACGATTATCATAAGTATTGTGGTAAAACTCGTGCCTCCCTGCAAGCCTTTTATAAAAGGAAGGATCGGTATTGGTTTGAAAAGTTAGGTAGACAAAAAAACGATAAAGAGATTGTTGACTTCTTTGTTGCTAACTTTGTTTCTTCTGGAGATGCAGATTCTCTTTGGATTGGTCAAATAATTAGAGAAGGTGAATCTGTATATAACGATTGGAAGAAGAAAAAGGAATCTTTGGCGTATATCTTTAAAGAAGAGACTACAGAGTTATTCACAGAACATAAATTTGAAGAAGTTTTTGACTGTTCAAAGGGTCATCCACCGTTACTTAAAAAGTTCCTGAACGGTAAAATTAGCATAGAAACCATAGTCATATATGATAGAATATTCCTGTTCGGGAATGATTTTGATAAGAAATTGATAGACCCAGTTTGGCAACTAGTCTCAAAAAATATCAAAAAATACAATTCCTTCCTAAATATTGATATATTCAAATTCAAAAAAATTTTAAAGGAGTGTGTATTATGAGTTTTTTTGATTCTGAAGTCGTTCGTTCTGAAATAGCACATATTAACGAACTTCAGGAAAAACTATATGAAAACATGTTTAAGTTTTTTAAGATGGATCGAGAAGGAAAACTTGAACATGTAAATGTACTCCAAGATTTACTTGAAAAGCAAAAAGTATTGTATACAAGATTGTCTCTGTCGGATGATCCAGAGGCAAAAAAGATGAAAGAAAATATATCTAAGTCTGCAATGATGATGGGACTTCCAGAGGGAATGGATATGAACATCATCTTCTCAAATATGGAAAAGTTGATCCAACAAATGAAGGATCAGGTCAATAAAATAGAAGGTTGACGTACTAGGGGACTTGCACTATACTGGTAAGTGTCCACCGCAAGTCCCCAAAGGACACACACAAGCCGAATCTCAAAAATACGAGGTAATCTAATGTCTTTCGCAGATCTTAAAAAACAGTCTTCACTTGGTTCTCTTACTCAAAAACTGGTAAAAGAAGTTGAGAAGATGAACACTGGTTCTAATGGTGCTGATGAGCGTCTTTGGAAACCAGAAATGGATAAAACTGGTAATGGTTATGCAGTTATTCGTTTTCTCCCCGCTCCTGAAGGAGAAGACCTTCCTTGGGTAAAAATGTATTCTCATGGATTCCAAGGTCCTGGTGGTTGGTATATCGAGAACTCTCTGACTACCATTGGTCAAAAGGATCCAGTGTCTGAATATAACCGTGGACTCTGGAATAGTGGCAACGAAAAGGACAAAGAAACTGTCCGTAAGCAGAAGCGTAAACTGTCTTACTATTCCAACATCTATGTTGTAAAGGACCCCGCAAATCCCGCTAATGAGGGTAAAGTATTCCTCTTCAAGTATGGTGCTAAAATCTTTGACAAGGTTATGGCAGCAATGCAACCAGAATTTGAAGATGAAGAACCCATCAATCCCTTCGACTTCTGGCAAGGTGCCAACTTCAAACTGAAGATTCGTAAGGTTGATGGTTATTGGAATTACGACAAATCTGAGTTTGATCGTCAAGCACCTCTTCTTAAGGATGATGATGCACTAGAGGGTGTATGGAAGACAGAATATTCTCTTCAAAATCTGGTTGCTGCTTCTGAGTTTAAAACTTATGAAGAACTTCAAAAGCGTCTTGACTATGTTCTTGGTAAAAAAGGAACTCCTAAGTATCAAGACCCTGATGAGTATGAAGAGGAGGATACCACCCGTGGTTCCTTTAAACCAGACTTTAGTTCTCGTCAAACTCAAGAAAGTCAACTTCCTGACGATCTGAGTGCTCAACTTGAATCGTTGAGTTCCTCAAAATCTTCTGATGATGAAGATGATGATGCTCTTAGTTACTTCCAGCGTCTTGCTGAAAGTTAATTAATCATATAAACGAGGATTATCTCCTTTCTTAAGGGTTCTGGACACATACTGTTCAGAACCTTCTTTGTATTCCATAATATTTTCAATATCATCTAAAACGATGGTCAAGTAATCTGGTTTTAGTACGTAAATATTTCTTTTTTCATTTTCAACACGTTCTTCATATTGAAAGTTTGTTACTGGAACACAAGATTCTCTACCACTAATCTCTAAAATTTCTGCTGCTCTAGTATCAAAATAAACTGTACCATAACTAATTCTTTTTCTCCAATTAAATCCATCATACTTCCATTCTTGCCCATTTCTTTCAAAAACTTCATTAACTTGAGGTTCATATAAATTACCAGGCTTACTAAAAATAAGATCTGGAGGACTGTTATATCCTCTACCAGGATTTCTGAGAGTTAACTCAATTACTTTACCATTTTCTGTTTTTACGTCTCCAGTTGCTGTAATTGGTGGAAGTGGATTTTCAATTACAGCAGTTGGAGGAGTTCTGTAATTATAACCACGGTCTACCATGACAACATCAGAAACTCCACCATTGTTGATTAATACGTATCCAGTTGCCGTTCTATGTGGGATTGGCGGTTGAATATAAATGTTTGGTGGATTGGTTGCAGTATAACCCGCACCTGCCTTTGTGATTGTTATACTAACAATCTTTTCTGATGTTGTAGTTCCTACTCCAACAGTTGCTGTTGCAGTAGCAGTAATGTCTGTACTGTAGCGATATAATTTTCTATTGCTAGATCCACCAACGATAAAGAAGGTTTCAGATGGATTTGCATAAGCATCCATTGGAATAGTGTCTCCACTATCTGTTTGAATATTACGAGAACCTAGCAAAGTAAAACTATCTAAGTCCCAATTTGCACCTAATTCTAATACGTGCATTTGTCTGGTATCTGTTCCAGAGACATAGAGTTTTGTTCCATCATCTTTAAAGGCAAAACCACGGACTGAAGTTTCTCCAGTTAATGATTGTATATTAGCTTGTTGGGATGGAAGAGGTCTTAAAGTTGTTATATTCCATTCAGTCAGTAATTCGTATTTTTTAATTGTATCTGGATCTTGAATGTCAACAATGTAAAGATAAAATCCATCATCTTGCATCCTTATACCAGAGGATGCTGGCATACTGATTGCACCTGCTACTGTTGCGGTGCTAATATCCCAGTCTGTCGATAGATCATATTGTGCAATCTTAAATCCAGATCCTGTTAAACCAGAAACATACATTCTTGTTCCATCTGGTTTAAATTCAATACCAGTTAAGTATATGAAAGATACACCGCCAAAGTTTAATGTGCGTGTTGCAATTTGAGTTCCACTTGTTATATTGTAAGGTGATGATAACTCATAATGTTCAATCACACCACTAGTATAAGTGCTTGCTCCATGGCATGTATATACTCTTATACCTAGTGCATCCATAAAGAATCCTTCAAATCCAGATTCTACGGTAAAATTAGAATCTGTAATGAATAATGCACTACTAATAACATCAGGTGGTGGATCTATTGTGATTGTTGGAGTAAATGTGTATCCATCTCCCTGATTTGTGATTGTCATGGAAGTTATCGATCCACCAACACTAATAACTGGTGTTAGTTGTGCAGTGATTGTTGGTGGAGGATCACTAAATGTGATTGTTGGTTGGAATGTATATCCAGTTCCAGCATCTATGATTGTGATTGCTCCAACTTCTCTTTCATCTGGGGGAACATTGAGTGCTACATCTACTATTCCTTTTCTTGGATTTGGTGGTGGTGTGATTGTCACAGACCCAATGCCAGTATATCCTGCTCCAGGACCTGTTAATACTAATTGAGTAACGGTTCCAGATACAGGATTAACAGATGCTGTTCCTGCTGCAAAAATACCAGGAATAATTTTTGGTAATTCAACATTTGGGTCTAATTCTATTTCATATTCTGGAGCCTTAAAAAATCCTTCATTGACTTCTTTACCACCTTCTACAATAATGTATCCTGCTCTTGTTACAACTTCTGTGGTTTCGTAATGATGTATTCCTGAATATAAATTCTCATAACTTCCATATTTTTGTAAAAGGTGTTCATTAAAAGCATACTGAGTTTTTGGCCATTCATCATAAACATTATTGATATTATTTGCGGTTAATACCAACCAATCTAGTGTTGGGTCGTCATAAAACAAATCAGCTACTTGGTCTGGTCTTTCATCGCCCTGAATTGTATATTTTTGAAAATAAGAAATATTTTGAAAAATATCTTCTCTTATCTTAGCTCTCTTGAAAAGATTTTTTACAGTAGTATAATCTGATATAGAATTTCTTTCTATACCAAACGCGGCATATTCAAAATTGGGAACCTGTTTAAAATATTCTCTGGGCATTTCTTTAATAACCTATTAGGTGATTCTTAGCGTCTTTGTTGCCAACCTTTCCAGTTTCTTCATCATAATCTTTTGCATATATGGGCTCTAATTCCATGAATTGTAGTGACAAATTATAAGAGACCATTGCACCATTTTCAAATGACATGTAACTCCCATCAGGAGTGTAATCAACATTACATGACTGAAGAGCACAATCTTTAATCAAACCTATACCAGGATGATCTTTTTTTCCCTTGTGGAAATAATCAATTTGAAAAATTTTAGGTGCTTTTAAATACAATCCACTTTTTTCTGTTTGCGGGGACATATTGCGTTTAAAAAATCCAATAATTTGTCTAACAATTTCAGACTCAATCTCTGATCTAGGAGTTAGTTTAAAAGTAAAACTAAAGGATCTAAGTTGAGGACCCTGAAACAATAACTCAGTATTTGGATTAAATACTGCTCCTGATACTTTTGATAAAACTTGTGTTCCTATTGCTTGTTCAGTAAAGTATGCAATGATTGCTTTTTCTACTGAACCTTGAAGTGCTGGGTTACCAGCCTTTTTAAGAGCTTCTTGAAGACTACCAACAAATCCTCCAACACCCTGAGAAATTCCAGCTATTGCTAAATTTGCTCCAATTATTTGGGCTGGATTAAAAGTCTCTTCATTCCATCCAACTGTATTTGCATCACTTATAGACGATTGAATTGGTAAAATTACGAATTCTTCTGTTTTAGCATTTTTGCTAGACCTGTCTCCAGTTGTGAAAGTGGTTGTGTTAATATTTTTGTTGCCGTATGTCTTAGATGAGAATTGAACATAATCCATACCACTGTCTAGTTTAAATTCTTCTGGGTATCTCAGTCCAGCAACAGCTGCCTCCCTTGCTTTAGCAGGTTCTCCTATTATGGATAAAGCGGTAGTGCTAAGACTGTTTATTGTATCTCTTACTTGATTACGAGTTCCAGTTACGTCCGCGTCTCCTCCAGTTCTCCCAGACTGCGGCGCTGCCCCTGGTGATCTAACACCCAGTTGATCTGCGAACCTTCCCCCTTGAACACCCCCCGTTAAAACACTTGCTATTGCATTAGGGCCTGATGGTGATCCCGCTGCCGCCAGCCCAGCACCCACTGCTTGGTTTGTTCCTGCATTAAAAGCATTCAAAATACTACCACTGTTTGCTATGCTATCTGCAAACGCTGTTCCGATTGTACTAGCATAAGGTGTGGGTTCCCAAACACCAGTATCAGCTCTTCTTGTTGCTATAATCCTGTTATAATCCAAATTGCCTTGTGGGTCTACTGCAAAAGCATATGTTAACCCATTTCCTGGCGCAGTGGCCGTTCTAACCCGAACATTTGTATTTCCTCCTGTTCCTATTTGTGTACCACTAACCCACCAACTTGCTGCCCGAAGATTTGTGGGTATATTTGATATTTGACTACCTGTTACTGTTTGCGCTGACATTGGTTAAGTTCCTTTAAAATCTTGGTCTTTTTGACCATATCCTTTGTATATTCTGGATCCTCTCAACATCCGTCTAAACGATTTGTTTGTTTGCTTCCAAATGTCTTCTAACATTAAATCTTTTTGCTCACCATTTATAATAGAAACAAATCCTTCAATTGGCAAGTTGGCGGCAACAGACCACTCACTAAATGCAATATCTAAAAGAAGTCCATCAATTTGACTTATTATATATTTAGATATGGAACTATAAGGCAATGTTAATTTACCTTCTTTTAAATTCTCAAGGACTATCTTTCTTTTGATTGGATGAATGTAATGTAAGTTGCAACCAGTAAAAGATCTACCATCAAAAGAAATGACATAGACCAATGGAAATGGGTCAAATATTTTTACATCCTTTTTAAATGGTGGAGCATATTCAAACATGTAAATATGTCCCTGCCTAGGAACTCTTCTTAATAAATTCTCATCTTGGTCATCAGGATCTTCTTGTGCAGAATCTCTTTTTTCATCAAGTATAAACTTTTTTGGATTACTCAAATATTGTCGTGTCAATCTACGATATGCTCTCCTATAAAAAAATGGAGATCTACCTTCCTCTGCGTCTACCTCTTCTTTTAATTCCTCAAAGAGAGTTTTTTTCGCCATTACTTGATTCCTAGTTCGTCTTCTGTGATGATTTTAAATTCTAATCTTCTATCCTTACACCATTCTTCAGCAGCTCTCCATTTTGCTTTATTGACTTCATAAGTTTTTGCTTCGTAGATAAAAGATTTTGTAACTCTTGACTTTCTTGTTGGTGGTAAAGTTTGTCTTCTTGGTTTTACTTCAATAACATAAGTTTTAAGTTGACCAGTAGATTCTTTTACTTTTATAATAAAATCTGGAAAATACCTGTGAATTTTTTTGTCTAATGGAGATATGTAGGGGATATAAAATTCTTCACTTGCCCACTCAATTATATTCTCATTTAGGTCACACCAAGCACAAAATTTTCTCTCCCAACTGCTTCTACAAATAATATTATTGGGATTACCTTTATATTTTTGTGGATAAGATGGTCTATACTTACTTTTTATACTTTCGTTCATTAAGTATACTACATATAATATAAACAGTTAACTTTATTTAGATGTCAACTCCTCCAATATCTTCTGGAGTTACGATGAATACATTGAAGAGTAGGATTCTTAATCCTGCTCTAACTTCAATTTACTCTGTTATTATAGAACCTCCTCCAGTACCAGACAAGGGTATTCCGTTAACAAAATATTTTAATGATGAGTTTGGATTAAGTTATGATAAAGAATTAATGGAATTAACTTGTCTTGAAGCTTCTCTTCCTGGATCTAGTCTTGCCACCATAGAGACTATGGATTATACTGGAGTTACCGAGAAACATGCATATCGTAGATTATATGATGATACTATAGACTTTACTTTTTTAGTGACGCAAAACAGTAATTACCACCAGATTAGATTTTTTGATGCTTGGTTGAGATTTATTACTAATGAGCAAAAAGGAAAAAACATTAATCAACCAAATTTTTATTCTAGAGTAAGATATCCAAAAGAGTATCAAACAACAATGTCTGTTACAAAGTTTGAAAAAAATCTTGGATCTGGATTTACTGGAGCAGTGCCACTTTTAATTTACAATTTTGCTGGTGCTTATCCAAAAGCAATTAATTCTGTGCCAGTATCTTATGACCAGTCTGATTTATTAAAAGTTACTGTTTCATTTACATATACTCGTTATTATATTGATACAACTATTCTTAGTGGCACATCAAACTCAAGTTCAAGAAATCCAAATGCTCCCGCAGTTCCATTGCCAACCACTACTGCCCCAAATCAAAGTAATACCCGTGCTAGTTGGAGATATTCTCAGCAAGAATTGGATAGAATAAGAGGTGCTGCCGCAGTGGCAAGTTTAGCTAGAAGTCCACTTGGAGTGAGAGCATTAGAGGGAACTTCTAGATCCTCAGTTGCAAATGAAATTGGTAGACAATCACTTGAAAGAATTCTTGGACAAACGTTAAACAATTAAGAACTAAATAATCACACTGAAACCTATATCAGAATATCATGCCTTTACCTAAGATATCTACGCCAACATATGAACTTGAATTGCCATCAACTGGAAAACCAATTCAATATAGACCTTTTTTGGTAAGAGAAGAAAAACTTCTTGTTCTTGCCTTAGAAAGTGAAGACACAAAACAAATTACTACTGCAATCAAAACGGTAATTAAAAATTGTGTCTTAACAAAAAGCATTAAAGTAGAAGAACTTCCTACATTTGATATTGAATATCTATTCCTTAACATTAGAGGAAAGTCTGTAGGAGAAGATCTGGAGGTTAATGTTATTTGTCCAGATGATGAAGAAACTTTAGTGCCAGTTAAAATTAACATCGATGACATCGGTGTTAAGAAAAATGATGATCACAATAAGCAGATCAAAGTTGATGATAGTATCATGATGGAAATGAAATATCCATCTCTTGATCAGTTTATTAAAAACAATTTTGACTTTGCTTCTGGTGGAACAGTCGAACAATCTTTTGATCTTATTGCTACATGTATCGATCAAATTTATACTGAAGAAGAATCTTGGGCAACTTCAGATATAACTAAAAAAGAAGTTGTTGAATTTCTGGATCAAATGAATTCATCTCAATTCAAACAAATTGAGAAATTTTTTGAGACTATGCCAAAATTGTCTCACGAAATTAAAGTTAAGAATCCTAAGACTGGGGTTGAAAGCACTGTTGTTCTGGAGGGACTCTCAAGTTTTTTCGCATAGCCCTCTCTCACATGGACTTAGAGAATTATTATAAATTGAATTTTGCTTTGATACAGTATCATAAATATTCATTAACTGAAATTGAAAATCTAATACCATGGGAGCGAGATATATATGTTGCTCTGTTGAAGGCTCATTTAGAAGAAGAGAAATTAAAGCAACAACAAAATGGCGGATAAACCCAAGTATGTAGAAAAGTTTATATCTTACTCTTCTGTTCAAGCAAAGCGTGGACTCTGGAGATCCATTCTTGCTGAAAGAATGGAGTTTGCTAAATTCTTGATTGCAAATACTTATAATGTAAATGCTGATAGAGTTAAAGATATCTTTTTAAGTGCTTGGGATAATTCAACAAAAGATTATCCATCACCAACTCACGCTAGACCCCAAAACCCAAAAGAATGGGAGTCTTTTAACAACTATATTGTATATTTGTGGGAATATTATGTAGAAAATTCAGGAACTAAAAAAGACCTCCCAAAGGAAAAAGATAAAGGAGCATTGGTTCCTACTGATGATAGTTCACAACAAGAACCACCAGGTAAAGAGAAATTATATGAGGGTGTTAGTGAAGAAGATCTTGTTGATGAAGATGTTGATGAACGTATCCTAAAACTTTTAGGACTTGATAATGTTTTTGATATAGATTATGCAACATACATGTCTCTTTTAAGGGAGAGAATGGCTGCTGCTAGAATGTCTGGCACTAGTATTCCTACTGAAGAAGCAGAATTGCTAACAAATGAATGGAAGAGAGTAAAGGGTAAGGTTGGTAGATTTAGAATTAAAAGAAAGAGTGTAAATACCGAAGGATTTGGTGGTGGACCTTTAGCAATTAGAACAGGATCATTTTTTGTTGCACAAAAAGTAGCGTTCCCAGAAAAAGAAGAGGGTGATAAAAAGTTAGTTGGTCTTGCAGCAATTGCGGATGATATTGCTGCAATTAGAAAAACTGTTGAGTCAATTGCTGATTTAATGACTCAACAAATCTCCATGATTAAAAAGGAGTTGGAGAAAGATAGGAGATTAAAAGAAGGTAAAAAGAGACAAGATAAAGAGAATCTTTTAGAAAAAGGTGGGAAGGCAGTTCTGGCACTTGCCAAAAAGATGTTATCTCCAGTCCAAAGTCTTTTAGATAGAATCATTAAATTCTTAACAACTGTTCTTGTCGGGCATTTAGTACTAAAGTTATTTCAGTGGTTTGCAGATCCAGCAAATAAAAAGAAAGTAGATACAATTTTTAGGTTTATAAAAGATTGGTGGCCTGCGTTACTTGCTGCGTTTTTACTATTTGGAACTTCTGCTGGTGCATTAATTAGAACAGTTCTAGGTACTTTAACTAAATTAACAATTACAATGGCAAGGAAGGGAATTCCTATGCTGTTGAATTTTATAAGGAAAAATCCCTATGTTGCTGGTGCTTTAGCAATAGGTGGAACTGCACTTCTTGCAAATGAGGTTACAGGACAGCGTAAAGCAGCAGGTATTCAAGCAGATCAACAGTCAAAAGTAGATAGAGGAAAAGCACTATCGGTGCAGGGGACCGATACGATGGCAGATAAAATGCCAAGTACGGGTAACCTTAGACCTGCATCTCCAACTGGATCTCTTCAGGGAGCAAGTGGTGGTGGATTAATAAAAGGGTTTGCTGGCGGTGGTGAGCAAATGGTTACACCTTATGGTGGTGACGGTGAAATAACTAAAGAGACTGGTGTTACTGTTGCTGGAGCAGGAAGAGATACTCAACTTACTGCATTAAGACCAAAAGAATTTGTTCTTGTTCCTGGTGCAGCACAAGAACTTGGAATAGATCGACTGAAAAAATTAAATAAAAAACATGGGGGAACTAACG